CGAAGATATGTAGGTGTTACCTCATATCCGGCAAATGCATCAACTCCACATGACTCTCGGAAGCTTCCGCTCACGAAAGTCTTATTGAAGTTTACCTTACAATTGTACTTTTGTAGGTAATCGAGAACAATACTCGCATACGTCGTGGGTACGATAATATCGTCCCCATAAACGTAACAATCGCGACTAACATTAAAAACGTTAGAAGCGATAGATGGAAGGTCGTGTGCCCTAAGTAAGGCTACTATACAAATAGTATAGAAGTACATAGCCTCAATAGGGAAACACAGAGCACTACCCATGGACGCAAACTTATAGAGGGGAGATAATATCTCCCCGCTAGGAAGTTTAGCGCTAGTCGAACGACATGCGTCGATCGCATCCCTTAAATCGGGATTTGAACGAAACATCTCAAGAGCCAAAGATCGTGGAACACGATCAGAGGCATCCGAGAGATCAATCGTTGCGAATTGACCCGTTTTCGAACCTACAATAGCCAGCTTCTGGTTGATCGTCTGATCACTGAAATTTATGTGACCACGTGTCAAGTAGTAAGTTTCGATGTCTTTATACAAGACATCACGAATCCCTTGCTGCACAAACTGCATGCAAGAGGGTTCGATAGCTATTGTCCTTGGACTCTTTAGCGTTTTCGGAACTTGAATGACCCTAACGGGTCTTTCCTGCTCCATGGACAGGATCGACAATGATTCGAGCTCCTGCGAGTCGTACGGAATCCCAAGAGGGAAACCGTTATCGACCACAGGGAAATAAGGCTCGAGGCGATCCGCCCATTCACTCCAGGAGTATTTCTGATTTCCAGAAACCCTTTCTGCAGTGGCTCCAGGACCGTGCCTCGGAGTACATCTGGTAAGTTCAATAGAACTAACCAAACTATCCCAAAGCACAGAAGACACAAGCTTAAAAGCATTGTAATCTTCTTCTTGAAGCGAAAACGTCTGAAGAGACTGCTCAATTGTGACGAAGCTGCGGATAGCCTCGTGCGCCCTTTCGGGAGTACAAGGGATTTCGATTTTCTTGAACGCCAGGCAAATCTGCCTGACAGCTTCAACAAAAACCGATTTATCAGCAGCAGAAACGATTTTATCGTCATAAATCCTTCCATTCTCCTTATCGAACACATGACTGACAATACCTTGCAAAAATGCAGGGATTTGTCCAGATTTTCCAAAACCAAGAAAATCTGTTGAGTCAATATACCCAAACTGTAAGCTTCTTTCGAATGCTTTACAGAATTCGGGTAGGGTTATCGTCAAAAACGAGATACCCTCGTGTTCGAGTCTATGACCAATTGTTATAAGGTCACGGACATCGGAGACATCAGCGAGACACTTGATACAAGCATCTTTATAGATGCATTGTATCAACTCCAGATAGTCACTTACGTTGCTTTTCAAGCTGCCTCCAAATCTGGGGGTCGGCTTCAAGCCGCGTACGTCTGCCTTACCCAGTATCCATAAGGATACCGGAACATCCAGTAACCTATGGAAATACTAAGAAAGCACAAATCGGAGTTGAGTCTATGACTCGGTCCCGAGGAGCTTATCTACGTTTCCACTTGTCAACCAGGCTTGAAGCCCGGCGACGAGCTGTTCGGTCTGTGCGGTCGTAAACCCATAACTGGGTCTATCGATAACGCAATAGAACGAGAGCGTGTCATAATCGTTAGAAGAATCCAAAGGATTCGTAACGATGGCACGCTGATCGATGCGGACCATAGATCTAATTCTATCGTCCTTAGTCGGAGTATGACTGATGGTCAGTTTAAAACTGAGATCAGACTTCTGGTAGACGGCCGAAAGGCCGGTACTAGTAATCCGTGGCATCGATTGTGCAACAGAATTCACGGTTACTGATTGTGGATCGGCAAACATATGTGGTTGACCTCCAAAGTTATAGGAACGTTAACCGCATACCGATCTGCAGTTGTTCATGTTGCAGAACATGTCTAAGGGTATGCGCAGATAATCCTAGCCACCTCGGTACGATCGATTTTTTGATCTCGAAAGTCCGAGAGCCGCAAGGATAGCTAATTGACGTGGAGATAATTGACTCCAGTCAAGGTCAAATCCAAATGGACTACTTGCTTCTTTTCGTTGTTTTACATCAACGAGTTGAGTAAACTCCAACGTCTGAGGACCGCCACTTTGACTGTTAAAAGGCAATAATTGCCTAAAAACAGTCTTAGTGGTCTTATGGTGACTCAGAAACATGTATTTGGCCGCCATATGATCGAGTGTTTCGTCCTGGAGCGCCTGTAAAGATGCTCCAACAGACGTAACCCAATCGATCAACCACGTCCAAGGTATTGCTTTGTAAATATTTGACGGACTGACTCGCAGGCCGAAGATGTCAATCATCCTTCGGACCTGATTCAACTTGTCCATAAAATGGTCAGTTGATTTGTCAAATTCCGGCAAATAGTAACGAAACTGACCGACCGCACGTGCACTAGTTGTAGTTTCCTCCCAGATTTCCCAGGAGGGCTTCATATAGTGACCAGTGCCATCGATCTGATAGAAATC